TTCGCAGACTCAGTACAAGCAGGAATACCTCTCAACTCTGTACACGGCTGATTGCCTGTATGGTGTTCAGGTATATCGTCCTGAAGCTGGTTTCGTACTCGCAGTCGCAGAGTAACGACCTTATGGGGGTCAGCAATGGCCCCTTTTCTTTTTCTTTAGTAGGAGTAGTAGATGCCTTTATTCCGTGGAACAGGTGGTTCTGGTGATGCTAGTACTGATGCGTATGCTTCACAGGTAGCTACCAGCGCCCAGACTGCCACTACTAAAGCAAATGAAGCTAGTGCTTCTGCAGCGGCAGCGGCAACCTCAGCATCAAATGCGGCAGGCTCTGAAGCGTCTGTAGCAGCAGATGCAACTACTGCGTCCAATGCAGCATCCGCAGCACAAACTGCACAGACCGCAGCAGAGACAGCTAAAACAGCAGCGCAAGCGGCGCAGACTGCATCAGAGACTGCTCAGACAGCGGCAGAACTAGCGGAGACCAATGCTGAAACTGCTGAGACTAACGCAGAGACAGCGGAAACTAACGCTTCTGCTTCTGCTACTGCAGCGGCCTCTAGTGCTACATCTGCAGCGTCCTCAGCTACAACGGCCACAACTCAAGCCACGACAGCTACAACTCAGGCTACAGCGGCATCAACATCTGCCAGTAACGCATCCACCAGCGAGAGCAACGCATCTACCTCAGCGTCAAATGCAGCCACCTCAGCCACCAATGCGTCTACGTCAGAAACCAATGCAGCAACCAGTGCTACCAACGCAGCAACTAGTGAAACTAATGCGGCTAACTCTGCTACGTCTGCGTCTACTTCCGCAACGACAGCAACAACTCAGGCAACTGCGGCGTCAACGAGTGCGACTAACGCAGCTACTTCTGCAACGAATGCGTCAACCAGTGAAACTAATGCTGCCTCTAGCGCCTCCTCAGCGTCCACCTCAGCCACGAACGCTGCTACCAGTGCTACTGCAGCACAAACAGCACAAACTGCGGCAGAGGCTGCTCAGACGGCTGCTGAGGCTGCTCAGGAATCCATTGACGGGTTTTTCTTGGGAGCGCAGGCAAGCAACCCTACAGTAGACTTGAATGGTAATGCTGTTACTGCAGGGGACTGGTACTTCAACACAGGTGACAACACAACACGCATCTATGATGGCAGTGCTTGGAACACAGTAAACCCAGACCTTATTGGTGACACTAGTCCACAACTGGGTGGTACGTTAGACGCTAATGGCAACACTATCGACATGGGTACTAATGTTATTACTGACACTAAGGTTGGACAGTGGGACACGGCTTATGGCTGGGGTGACCATAGCACTCAGGGGTACTTAACAGGTAACGAAACAATCACGCTAACTGGTGCTGTCACTGGCTCTGGTACAACTTCTATTGCAACTACACTGTCAACTATTGACGGGGGAACTTATTAATGACAACGATTAAATTAAAGAATGGCTCAGGTGCGCCTTTAGCTGGTGATCTTGTTCAAGCTGAACCCGCATTAGACCTGACTAACAAGCGTCTCTACACAGAGGACTCAGGCGGTACTGTTATCGAAGTAGGTACTAATCCCGGTACTGACGTAACCTTTGCTGATAACCGCAAGGCCATTTTCGGTGCTGGCTCTGATTTAGAGATTTTTCATGATGGATCTTCCACAAGCTTTATTCAATCTTCAACTTCAAATATAGAAGTTAAAGTAAACGGTGGCGGTAACTTCAAAGTAGGTGACGAGTTTGGTAATCATCTGTTTATTGTTAACGACAATGGTGACGTTCAATTAAAGCATGGTTCTACGCCAGCACTTAAACTAGCCACCACCGCCACAGGCATCGACGTAACTGGCACAGTGACTGCTGATTCTGTTGGTATCGGAGCGGCAGGTTTATACTTTAATGATGGCGGCACGAAAGACCTTATTCCGTATTCATTGACTGCAAACGATACTGTAGATAACAGCATTTCATTGGGCATTTCTTCTAAACGCTTCAAAGACCTTCACCTGTCAGGCACTGCTTACTCAAACAACTTGCTGGTTGGTAAAACATCAAACGATAACAGTACGGCAGGTGTTGTGCTTAGAGACACTGGTGAAGGGTCTTTTGTTGCATCAGGTCAACGTTCTGGTTTATTCAATCGTTTATCGTCTGACGGTGAAATTATAAACTTCCGCAAAGACGGCACAACAGTCGGTAGTATTGGTACTGGCTACGGAGTTATTGACATTAAAGGTGGTTCTGCTGGGTTGCTTATGGGCAATACTGCTGTTCTTCCAGTTAATGGTAGCGGGACTCTTACTGATGGCGCATATGATATTGGAACAGGAAGTTTCCGCTTCAAAGACCTTTACCTGTCAGGTACTGCTAATGTTGGTGGTATTACTAGCGACGGCAACATATCAATGTCAGGCGCAGGAACTGGCTCACGATATGTACTTTTAGGCAATGAAACAAGCGCCTATGCAGGTAGTTTAGTAATGCAGGCAGGCGGTGGTTCTGCGGCTTATGGTGGTTCTATCATTGCATACGGTCATAGCCACGCTTCTAAAGCAGGTGACATTGTTGCTGGAATTTCATCAGGTTCTGGCGGTGCTTTCCGTGTAAATACATCAGGTATTGACAGTGGAAGTGATGTGCTTGTTGTAGAAGCCAGCGGTAACGTGCTTGTAGGCCATTCATCTACTGTTGCTAACTTCGGTATAAACGCTAGGTTGCAGGTTCAAGGGGTAGGAGCGGATACTGCTTCTATAAGTGTTACAAGAAACTCTGCAAATGATAATCCTGCTTATCTCGTTTTAAGTAAAACACGAAGCGCAGCTACGGGTGGTTCTGGTTTAGTCCAAAACAATGACAAAGTAGGTGATATTACATTTGCGGCGGGTGACGGCGCAGACAACATATCACGAGTTGCTTCAATTAGAGCAGAAGTAGATGGCACTGCATCAGCAAATGACACACCCGGACGATTAATATTCAGCACTACCCCTGATGGCACTCAAGAATCTGTTGAAGCCATGCGCATCGACTCAAGCGGCAACTTTAGAGTAGGAATCTCCACAGACCCTTCTACAGCAGGTTCAGAAGGTATTGAGCTACGTGGCTCTAACGGATATATCACTACTGCACGAAACACAGCGTCACAGGCAGGCCACCATCAATTTGTAAATACTAATGGCGTGGTGGGTACTATAACAACAAGTGGCTCTTCGACAACCTACGGAACCTCATCAGACTATCGCCTCAAGGAAAACGTAGTACCTCTTACAGGCGCTACAGAGCGAGTCAAGCAACTTAACCCTTCACGCTTTAACTTTATTGTTGACGCTGACACCACCGTTGATGGCTTCTTAGCACATGAAGTTGCAGACGTTGTACCAGAGGCAATCACAGGCACTAAGGATGGGATGCGTGACGAGGAGTATGAAGTTACTCCAGCGGTCTATGAGGACGTAGTAATTCCTGCGGTGCTTGATGAAGAAGGTAATGAAGTTGAAGCAGAACGCACAGAGCAACAACTTGTATCTGAAGCTGTCATGGGTACACGTTCAGTACCAGACTACCAAGGCATTGACCAGAGCAAGCTAGTGCCGTTACTCGTGGCAACAATACAAGAACTTGAAGCACGTATTGCCGCACTGGAGTCTAACTAATGATGGAAACTATTTCTGACATTGCCAACATAGCAACAGCCGTTATCTCAGTAGCGTCTATCATTGCGGCTGTAACACCTACGCCTAAAGACGACGTATGGATAGCCAAGCTGTACCGTTTCATTGACATTATGGCTATTAACATTGGCAAGGCAAAGCAGTAAGGATTAGTTATGGACGATCAAGCGGTACGTCTTAATAGAATCGAAACTAAGCTAGATAAGCTAACTGAAGCTATGTCTATGATTGCTCGTGTCGATGAAAAACTTGTAGCAGGAAGTGCAAGGATTGATCGTCTTGAGTACCGTCTTGATGAACAAGAGTCAGACATTGACGGGCTAAAGTCTATTGTTGGTTATAACACCCAAAGTGTTAAGACTGCTGAGCGTTTTGTTTGGATACTTGTCAGTGCTTTAATTGGTGTTGTTATGTACGGGCTGAAGGTTTAACGATGTGGCAAACACTGCTTGGCCCTATTGTTGATCTTGTTGGTGGTCATCTGCAACGCAAGGCAGAAGAGAAGAAGGTTGTACATGAGCGTAGGAGGGTAGGGAGACAGCAGGACGCTAACTGGGAAAACATCCATGCTAACAACGCAAGCAGTTCATGGAAAGATGAGTGGTTCACTATTTTGTTTTCTGTCCCATGCGTACTTGCGTTCTTCCCTAGCATGGTGCCTGTAGTAATGAATGGGTTTGCTGCTTTGGACGCTATGCCTGAGTGGTACAAAGGTTTTCTGGGTGCTGCTGTGGCAGCGTCGTTTGGTCTGCGTGGCCTAGCTAACTGGAAGAAATAATTATGGCACGACGACCTATAACAGGAATGCTTACTCAAAACTCCACAAAACCCGTGGGGCTGCCTAGTGCGGCGTTACCTCCAACTATAGCAGAAGAAGAAGTTTTTTCTGACACTGATTCTTTTGTAACTCCACAAAATAAACCAGCGCCAGAAACTAAAAACACACCTGCTTCTGCTCCTACTACTACTGCTCCTCCTTCTACTCCTACTACTGCTGCTTCAGAAAGTGCCCGTTTGTTTCCTTATGTCACGGACGGAACAGACTTAAGAGGTGGACAGTCTAGATCAGCTACGGATGAACAAGATATTCAAATGCTTACTGAAGCAGAGTTGCGTGACGTTTTTAAAGAAGATAAGCGACTACAAAGCCAATACAATAGCGTAGATAACTACATAAGTTACATGAATGATTTTATGGACATTGTTGATGCTAACCCCGGACAGTTTAATTGGTGGGATATTGCAATACCTTACGGCATGGATACTATGAAGTTTGCAGAGCGTTATGGTTTACACGATGAAGACGCTCGTATGGGTTCTGGCGAAAGAATTGATGCGTCACTAGAAGCGCGCCGCACAGCAACTGAGCGTTTTGAGAATTTAACGTCTTCTCCTGAGTTAACAGCTTTACGTGACCAATATGGTTTAACGTCCCAGTTCCGAAACTCAGATGGTGATGTGTTTACTTTTAACGGCATTAACTTTACTGAAACTTATGAGGTAGATGACTCAGAAGGCCGTTTTATAGAACCAATAATGAATCTTGCAAATACAGTAGCGTTGGGTTTAGCTACAGGAGAAGTAGGATCTGTTTTAGGCCCTTCTCTTACAGGTGGAACAGCAGCTTCTGCAACTGCATCAGGCACTTTTGCACAAGGAGCAGTAAATAACATTATAGGCGGAGCTATCAATCAAGGACTTACTACAGGTTCTATAGATGCTTCTGAACTAGCAACAGCAGGTATTGTAGCAGGTATTGGAGGCGTTGCTGAAGGTATAAAAACAGGAGAACTAGCAGGGACTGCTGCTTCTGACGCAATTAATGGTCTTTCCGAATTAACAGGGTTACCAATAAACGAAACAACAGATATTGTTAAAAACCTTGCAACTGGGGCTATTACCGGAGAAGACCTTGAAGACATTGCTATAGGGGCAGTTCAAGGATTTACTTCCGGACAGATTAAAAATGTACTTAACGAAACATTTGGTGATGAAATAGATATTGAGAATGTATTTGATGAAGGCACAACGACTATTCCAACTTCAGCTTTAGATTCTCTTGTTGACACAGCCGTAAATGCAGCTTTTGAAGGAGAAGTAGAAGTACAGGATGTTTTAGAGTCTTTAGTTGATTACGCACAAGAAGGTGGCTCTTTTGGTTTCCTAGACCCCGGTTTAGGCTTACCTGACATTGACGGAGATTTATTTGGTGATCTTGGTTTTATAGAAGACGCTTTAAGAACAGCAGGGAGAGAAGCAGAAGACTTTGTCAGGGCCGGAGGACAAGTTCTTGCTCCTATAGTAGAACCTCCTGCACAAGCTGTTGGTGACGTTCTTGCTGCTGCGGAAGACATTGTTAGACCTATAGGATCAGCCGCAGAAGATGTAGTTAGAGCCGGAGGTCGATTTGTTGACGAAGAAGTAATACAGCCTGTTTATGAAAATGTTGTACGTCCTTTAGACGAAGCTGTTGTTCAACCTACTAGAGAATTTGTCAAAGACGTTGAAGACGTAATTAAAGAGGCAGTACCACAAGGGACAACACCGGAGTTTGTTAAAACAGACTTCCCTAGCGTTGACTTACCAAGCGTTGACTTACCAAGCGTTGACTTACCAAGTATTGACTTTGGAATGCCTCAGCTTGCTGGAGGAGGAGGTATGTTTGACCCGTACAGCACTAACATAGGTTACGGCCCAGTTCAACTACAACAGTTAATAACGTCTCCATACGGCGTACAACAGCCAGCACTAAAGGACTATGAGTTAGCAATGAATGGTATTTTAGCTAGAAACTCAGGAATGATGTCATGACATATTTAAACCTAGTAAATAATGTTTTAAGAAGAATGCGAGAAGAAGAAGTTGCTTCCGTTTCTTCTAACACTTACAGCAAAATGGTAGGTGACTTTGTTAACGACGCAAAACGAACAGTAGAAGATGCTTGGGATTGGTCTGCACTTAGAACTACCTTAACAATTTCTACTACTAACGACATTTTTAACTACGTACTTACAGGTAGCCAAAACAGAATCAAAGCTCTTAACGTAATCAACGATACAGCTAATGTGTTTATGGAATACAAGACAGCTACGTACTTTGATGAAGTTTACCTTGTGTCTGATCCTGTCAAGGGTGCGCCTAAGTACTACTCGTACAACGGTGTTGACAGTAACGGTGATACGCAGATTGATATTTACCCAGTACCAGAAAAAGAGTACACCATTCGTTTCAACTGTGTTAAACGTACTGCTGACTTGTCTGCTGATGCTGACGACTTGTTAGTACCGTCTATGCCTGTAATGCACTTGGCTATTGCGTTGCTGGCTCGTGAACGTGGTGAGACAGGTGGTACGTCTGCTCCTGAGTACTTTGCTATTGCTGACCGTTATTTATCTGATGCTATTGCATTGGACGCTCAGAAGCACCCAGAAGAAGTAATCTTCTATACCCCGTGAGGTAACTATGGCTCAACAATTACAAAGCATTAATCTTGTTGCACCAGCCTTCAAGGGAATCAACACAGAAGATTCTCCGCTGGCACAAGATCCTTCGTTTGCTGACATTGCTGACAACGCAGTGATTGACAAGCGTGGACGTATTGCGTCACGTAAGGGCAACCTTGTTATTACAACAAACAAAACTGAACTAGGCTCCGCAAAGATTAGAGCGATTAAAGAGTTTGAAGATAACGCAGGTAACACCAAGGTGTTTTCTGTAGGTAACAATAAGATACTTAGCGGTACTACAACACTGGTTGATGAGACTCCTGCTGCAGTTACGATTACTTCTGACAACTGGAAGATGGTCAACTTTAACGACAAGATCTATTTCTTTCAGCGTAGCAGCGAACCATTAGTCTATGACGCTGTAGGAGGCTCTGTAATCAAGCTCAGTGCAGTTTCTGGTGCAGCTGGTGTTACTAGTGCTATGTACGGTAACGAGGTTCTAGCGGCCTATGGAAGGCTCTGGACGGCAGACGTCAATAACGACAAGTCTACTGTTTACTGGTCTGACTTGTTAATAGGCCATGACTGGTCAGGTGGCACTAGCGGTTCTATCAACTTATCTAAGGTCTGGCCTGACGGATACGACGAGATTGTTGCGTTAGCTGCACACAACGGACTACTGATTATATTTGGTAAGCACAGCATTGTTGTTTACCAAGGTGCAGAAGCACCAGCAACGATGGCATTGGCAGATACAGTAGCAGGAGTAGGCTGCGTAGACAGAGATACAGTTCAATACACGGGTACTGATGTGTTGTTCTTGTCGCATACAGGGCTAAAGAGCTTTGGCAGGACAATACAAGAAAAGTCCATGCCTATAACTAGCCTGTCTAGCACTGTGTCAAAAGACATTATTGGTTTGTTGCAAAATGAAACTGGGTTTTACCGCTCTGTCTACAGCCCTGAAGAAGGTTTTTATCTAATTACGTTTACTGCTCAGGACACGACCTACTGCTTCGACGTTCGAGGTACGCTAGAAAACGGTGCATATCGTGTTACTCGTTGGCCCGGCACTGGCTTTACTAGCTACGGTAGACAAGACGACGGCACTTTATTAATTGGTAACGGTAGTGGCATTAGTGAATACAGCGGCTTTAGAGATAACGGAGAGTCTTATCGCTTTAAGTACTACAGCCCCGGTTTAACCTTTGGCGACCCTTCTAGGTTAAAGATACTAAAGAAGCTACGTCCTACCATTGTCGGTGCTAACAGTGCAGTTATGTTTCTTAAATGGGCGTATGACTTTGGTACGTTCTTTCAGACTGCAGAGTTTACCGTTGGTAATCAGGTAACTGGCTACTACAACGAGAGTGAGTTTAACAGTACAGCAGAATTTACAGGTGGTGATCTAACGTCACGACGTGGAATAAACACTACCGGAGGCGGTGGAGTTATAACAATAGGGTTGGAAGCGGACATAGATGGTTCAGGCTTGTCTCTCCAAGAGATTAACGTGTTAGCACTAATGGGTAAAGTACTATGAGTAATTATACAAAGACTACTGACTTTGCCGCTAAAGACAGTCTACCTTCTGGGGACAGCGGTAAAATCATTAAAGGCGCTGAATTTGAAACAGAGTTTGACGCCATATCAACAGCTATCGCTACTAAGGCAGACCTTGCTTCGCCGACCTTTACAGGCACAGTGACAATTCCTGCATTGACTTTTACAGGTACGCTGTCAACAGGAACGATTGATGGGGGTACTTACTAATGCCAAGTTTACGTCAGATTTTTGAAGGTCTTGGGGAGTTTGCAAGTGGTGCTGGAGGAACGGGCTTAGCTGGAGCAGCAGGAGCAGGTCTTCTTTATGATGCTTATAAAGACCTTGGTGACATTGGTACACGGGGTTTAGAACTAGGTCAAGACTTAGCTACAACTCAGATGGGCCAAGCGGCCTTTAGACCTTACACCGTAACTACTGCTACTGGTGGTCAGTTTGCAGCAGGTCCTGAGGGTTCTAGACTAGGACTGTCACCACAGGAACAAGCGATTCAACAACAGTTAGCAGGCCAAGCAGGTCAAGTATTTGGACAACCTGTAGCAGGACAAGGCCAACTGACACAAGCAGGTCTTGGTGCTCTTGGCGCAGGACAACAGCTAATGGGTCAGCCTACGTTTGGCATGGCTCCTACCCAAGCTGCATCACAGCAAGCCTTTGGTCTTGGTGGTCAGTTCATGGGTGCTGCTGGAATGCAACCTGCTGATATAAATCTACTACGTGGTCAATTTGCAGGACAAGTAGGTGGACTATTAGGTCAACAACCTAGTGCTGGCATAGGACAGTTCGGTCAGCAAGCGTTAGGACTTGGCATGCAAGGACTAGGTACTACTGCTCCTTCTGACGTAGAGGCTTTACGTCAACAGTACGGTGGTTTAGCAGGACAGGCAGCGCAACAAGTACTACAACCTACTGCAGGAAGAGAAGCAGAAGTATTTGAGCGTATACGTGCTACACAACGTCCCGGAGAAGAACGCCAGCGTCTTGAGTTGGAACAGCGGTTAGCTGCCCAAGGAAGACTAGGTACGTCCTCAGCAGCCTACGGCGGTGCTACACCAGAGCAGTTGGCTATGGCTACTGCACAGGAAGAAGCACGTAACAGAGCGTCGTTGTCTGCTATACAACAAGCCCAAGCAGAACGTCAGCAGGCCTTAGGTGAAGCTCAAGCCTTTGGTAGTATGTTTGGTCAGCAAGCTGGTTTGTCAAGTCAGTTGCAGTCTCAGGCACAGCAAAGAGCAGCGCAACTATCACAGCTTGGCTTGTCTGCAGAGCAAGTACAGTCACAGTTACAGTCAGAAGGTCTTGGAAGAGCTACTACTGCTGCTGGACAAGCTGCTCAATTGGCACAACTTGCTGGTGGTCTTCAGGCTCAACAGGCAGGACTAGGCGCACAGTACGCTGGCTTAGGTGCAAACCTAGCAGGACAACAGCAGGCTTTGGATGCTGCAAGACAACAACAAGCACTACAGGCATTGACTGCTGGTCAAGGTCTACTAGGTGGTGGTCTTGGACTGCAACAGGCGCAGCAACAGTTGGGTATGGGTGCTCTTGCAGGTTCTTACCTACCACAGCAGCAACTTCTGGCAGCACTGGCTCCCGGACAGACCGCTGCAGCACAACAGCAGCAAGCTCAGTTATACGGCACAGGACTCTTTGGTGAGGCTACTGCTTCTGGTATTGATGCTCTGTTGGGTGCTAACTTGGGTAGAGCTAACTTAGTAGGTTCAGCAGGTACAGGACTTTTAAGTGGTATCTTTGATAGACGGGATTACGGAGAGTAATAATCATGGCTAGATTTGGTAGAGAATTTGTAAGAGCAGCGACACAACCTGCGTTTACACAGGGTTTGTTTACTGCTGCTCAAGCTGCTGGTGGTGCTCCTGCTCGTGCTCAAAGACGAGAAGAGTTGTCCCAGTTTGATCCTAATACTGTTGAGGGACTTACTAGCCTAGCTCAGTATTATCAAGGCCAAGGAGACATACAAAGTGCGGCTAAACTTGCTACTTCTGCTAGAGAATTGGCAGCTAAAGAAGCAAGCGCAAAAGCCCTTGCCAACAGAAAAACACAAATCAAAACTCAAGCTGAAAACTTAGGTCTTGACGACTTAGCGGATCAGATTCCAAACGTGACTGATAACAAAGAACTTGGCGATCTTGTAGGCACTATGATTGACTATCAACTCAAAAACATGCCTACTCAAACACCTGCCCAACGTAAGCAGTTAGCTAGACAGCGTGGAATCAGTGACAAAGTGTTTACAGAACTAGGACTGGCTAAAGCCCCTGACCAAGTGTTTAACGATGTCCTTACAGGCCAACGTGGTGGCACCATTGAGTTCTTCTTGAAGGACGGTAAAGTAATGCCTTTCCGCACAGAAGGCGGTCAGGTGTACGACAGGGAGAATAACACATGGGTCTCTGCTCAAAAACTGGGTCTACGAAAACCACCACCTGAAATACAAAAAATTGAAAATATCAGTGGTACAATGGCTGAAGAAATTATGGGTCAAGGCGTTGAACGCTTGTCAGACGGACTCGATGCTGCAAATAAGGCCGTAACCAGTGTTGAATCTATTGACACATCTCTGGAAAACATTGACAACATGTATACAGGCTACGGTGCTACGTTTAGAATGGACGTTGCTAGAGCAGCGCGTGTAGCGGGTATTGATATATCAGCCGCAGACCAGATTGAAAACACAGAACAATACGCTTCGTTGGCAGGCGCACGTGTTGCTGACTACATTACCAACTTAGGTGCTGGTACAGGTTTGTCAGATGCGGACAGAGAGTTTGCAGAAAAAGTAGTAGCAGGCGACATTGGAATGAGTCCTGAAACTATGCGTAGACTTTTGACTACCATTAGGAAGCAAAATGTACGAACAATTAACCAGTACAACAGCCTAAGAAGTACTGTAGAAGATACGCTGACAGGAAGCGAAAAAGCAGCTATGGCTTTCTACCCTCTGGTTGACATGCCTCCAGAAAGGGTAGAACCTGAGGTTACGCCTACAGGTCCTTTTGAGCCTGTTCCGGGGTTGTCTGATGAAGCTAACTTGTACTTACAGCAAGCAACGCAATAGTAAGAGGCATTTATGCAGATTACACAACAGCAGTATCAACAGGCTATTAAGTCTGCTTTAGCGGCAGGGGATCAAGCAGCAGCACAAGAGTTGGCTCAGGCTGCTGCAGGCCTTTATGGTCCGCCTACTACTACTACTCCTTCTGTTCTTCAAGGGTTTGAACCTGAGATGGCTGCACGAGAAACCTTAAGAGGAGAACTAGAGCAGTTTGGCCCTGAGGTGTCTCGTAGAGCACAAAACGTCATGGGAGACGACCCAAGCCTTCTACGGCAACTTTATCAGGCACCGGAGTTAGCCCTCATTGGAGGCTCTCAGGCAGCTAGAGCAGGCGGGGCAACACTGGCTACCTATATTAGCTCTTGGATTCCTAATTCAATTAAGGAAGGAGCAGAAGCAGCCTACGATAGAATCAAAGACACCGATGCCTTTCGATTAGCGGCTCAGGCAGCTTCTCTGGGTGACGCAGGTTACCAAGCATTCAAAGAGCGTATGCCTGCTGCCGCAGAGCGCTTTGAGTCTGCTGTGGACGTAGGTCTTTTGTTTAGCCCTCGACCTGACATACCTAGACTAGACCTAGCCAAAAAAGGCGCACAAAAAGAGGCTACAAGGCGCGTAAGAGAAAACAAGAAAGACGGCGTAACACTTTTGTTGGAACCTGTGACACCAGAGATGCGAGACGTGTTTGAAGAAAAAGGTGTTCTACGTACAAAAACTTGGGAGCCTAATAAGTTTGACAACTCAGTCATTGATACTGTTACCAACATGAAGGGCGTGAAACCTGAGCGTTCGTACACCTATAACTATAGGCAGGTACAAAAGGAAGTCGAAACAGCTAAACAGACGACTGACAAGATCATTACTGCTCAAAACAAGGCTATTAACTCTGATAAATTTCTAAAAGATATGCAAGGAGCCGTCAATGAAGTTCTTAAGGACGACATTGTACGCATAGCAACCGGAGACATACAAAAGCAGCTTGCTGAACTGTCAGATATTGTCCTTGAGTCTGTGCAGACTAGAGGTTCAGACCTTGTGGGTGTGCTAGAGGTTCGACGCAAGTTTGATGACCTAATCAATAACTTTGACGGAACACCTAACGCTAAGTCTATTGCTGCCAGAAAGATCCGTGGTGTACTCAACGACACACTGAAGGCCAACACTCGTGGAGACAAGCTTCACAACCTGTTGACTAAACAGTTCCACGGTATTACGGCTATGGAAGACATGCTGCCTAAGCGTAATGCAGAAGCTAGAGACGTAATTAGCCGCGCAGTACGTAACCTACAGTCTGTAGATCTTTTGCCCAACACTGTT